GTCGAGGCCTCTCTATGGTGATCAGTCCATGGGATTCTAATACGAGAAGGAGTGATATTGATACCTTTGAAGGCTTCAACACCACATGATTCTCGAAAAGAACCCATGATACAAGACTTGTCGCGATTAACTTGTAAAGCGAATCGCTCGAGTGCATGTATGCATAGGAGAGCATAAGTCCGAGGAACGATAATATCGTCGCCATAGACAAAGATCTCCTTTCCGACTAACGCCAATGGCCGCCGTGTTTCACGGCAGATAGCGGCTACCATAATTGACCAAAAAACAAGCGCTTCAACGGGAAAGCATAAAGCTGAACCCATTGGAGCGTATTTGTTCAAGGCAATCACTCTGCCATCAGGCAGGCGGGTAGACGTCGTGCGACAAGCCTCTAAACATTTTAGTAACATCGGTTGTTGTGAAAACAACCGGCGAACCAAAGTGAGAGAGACTTTGTCAGACGCATCTTTTAAATCAATCGTAGAGTAAGCATCAGAAACCGAAGAATCTAATGCTAACTTTTGATTGACTTCTTGATGTGTGAAGTTTATGTTTCCTCTAGTAAGCCAATGGCTTTCAAGATGAGACACAATCTTCCGGCCCAATCCTTGTTGAATCCATTGAAATTCAAGGGGTTCAGCAGAGATGAGCCGCGGACCGCGCGAATCCTTTGGAACAAGTACTACTTTAGCACAGCCTTCATCTAGCCGTGTTAGAGATTTGTACCATTCCAAACGATCTATCAATTCGGACGCGCCACCTACGATATAATAATCGTAGTACGCGTACGACTGGTGAATACTCGAATAAAGTCGACGAAAAGTCCACTTTTCTTCGAGACGCTCTCCAGTCGCCACTGCTCCAGGACCATGTCGCGGTATAATATCTTTTGGGTTAAAACCCTTAAAGATATTCCTGATAATGTAGGAAGCAGCGTCTAATATAGACGCGCTTTCTCCAGTATCATCAAACTCAAGATTCGCATCATTAGAGATGAAGGTTTCAAGAACTGAAACCTCCACTTTCTTTTCATACGGAACTTGGAGTTTATACGCGAAAAGCAGAACTTGTCGCAGGTGTTTTACGACCTGCGGGTCTGCTTCATCCCGGAGAACACCCTTTTCATCGAATACCTTCTTGAAGTAAGCTTGCATAAAAGCAGGTGTACTCCCGTGCCTACTCGAGCGTTTAAACTCGTGGGGGCAAGTGAAGAAGGCGCTAGACAAACCTAAATCTAAAGCTTTACCAAGTTTTGGCAGAGTTTTAGTAAGGAATGGTAGCCCCTCTGATTGATATCGATCCATTACTGTTTCGATATCTTTCGAGAGGTACTTCGGCGAAGAGAGCTGCAACGGATCGCAACGGATCAGTCGGCACACTAGGTCAGCGTAAACGCTGACTTGGCTTTTCAAGGTAACCATTACTGGCTATCCTTCCAAGGCCAATCCCTAGTTGGCTAATGCGCAAACCCCTCCTCCAGAACCTACAAACTGCTGCGGATAAGTCATTACGACTCACCTCGCAACAGAGATGTAAGTGTTGTAGTGCCAGCAAAACCGGCGCCTGAGAAGCCGCCGTCAGAAACAAGATCGACAAGGTTAGCAACCAAGTCGAAA